GTTTTTTATATTTATCTATAATATTGCTTATTAACTTATTTTGATCATACAAAAATAAATTTAAAAAATATCTATTTTTAAATTTTTTAAAATTTTTATTTTTTTTAAAAAATCTAATTAAACTTGTTGATTCTTTTTTTGAAAGAAAATTTTCTATTTCAATCATTAACCATTTTCTTGGGATCTATCTATTTGTGCGTAACTAATAGCACCTTGAATTGTATTACTTCCTACAGATGCTTGTACGGTTATTGCATCTCCAGCTTCTAAATTTAGACCTTGGGGAGTTGCATTTACTTGAGATTTTGCTGCTAAATCATCTCTGAAAAATTCATACTCAGTGCTAGAATCAGATGAATCTACAAGATTCATATTAACTAATACAGCTGAAGAAGAATCACTATTAGCACAATAAACACCTTTTATAATTACTGTTGCATTGTTGGGACATGTAAATACTGTGCTTTTATTAGTGCTAGCTTGTTTAAATCCTTGATTTTTATATTGTATGGTCATGTTAAAAAATAATTAAAAGCATCTTGTTCGTTTTTTAATTCTTGTTGATATGAAGTGTTTAACTTATCTTGCATCGTTCGTAAAGACTGTGTTACTTGTCTTTGGTTTTCCTCTGTATAAATAGGCGTTGGCTCTGGTATTACTATATCAACTCTAGCCATTATCTCATTCCATCTAGTTGCACATCTGCTCTAAAAGTACCAAATCTCCAATTTTGATCAGTAGAGGTATTTGCTATTTTTAAACTAGCAAATCTAGCTCTAGCTCTTGTGTCAACTTTTTGTGTGGAGCCTGTAACTGTAAAAGGTCCTAGTGGAGAAGATGCCTCTGAATCAGAGGGAAAATTTCTTAATAAAATAGTAACCTGAGCATCACCTTGAATAGTTTTAAAATCTGGAACAAATCTTCTCATACTCATAAAAAACTCAGCGTTTGTTCCATCAGGATTAAGACTAAAATCTCCTGATTCTATAAACGCTGGTATAGCAGTTTTGTTTCCAGCTGTATCAACCTCATTAACACCTTTTTCATGTTCAAAATATTTAGTTGACCCATTAATATTTGTAACACCTTGAACCGTTGGAAAGGTACCAACACTTGTTGAATTAAATTCAGTTGCATATGGATTTGAGTATAGATTTGCATCTACCCACGTAGTTCTTGATAAGGAGCCTGTTACCCAAGTGCCGTCTTGATAGTTAAAACATACATATCTATCGTTAAAATCTGATGTAGCTTGTGGGTAATACCAACATATTTCTTCATACAAATGATTCAAACCCACATAAACTGATTCTCCAGCAGAATAATTTATTCCTAAATTATTACCATTTTTTGTTGTGAAAACAAAATCTTCAACAGCACAAGGTAATGATTTAACAGTACCATCAAAAGCAAAAAATCCACCAGACTCACCCATCCAATAAACCACACCATTAACAAATTTCATAGCATGTTGTCCAATACATCCACAATTAGATCCTACTTGTCTAACAGAAAATGTAAATGGTGGTCCAACAAATTGCATTACATACGCAGCATTATCTGTTAAAATAAAAGTATAATCTTTACCTTTTACAGCTCCCACAATTTTTGTTCCAGAATCAACTCTAAAAGTTCCTGCTGTATTAACAGATGTTGGAGTGTAGTCACTAATATTTTCTTGATCTGAAAATCTTATAAACATTTTATCTTGTGTACCAACATCTCCAATAGTCGTTTCTGTACCCAACATAATTAAATGTCTATCTCTATCAGAAACTAAAGACATTACAGATGCAGTTGGTGCATTTGATATTTCAACTGCCCTTGTATTTAATGCGTTAGAATTGGAATTGATAGGGTTCCAAGAAAAAGATTTACCATTTTTAATTGTAGCAATTAGTTGTTCTCCAAAATTATCTAGTGACCATGATGCAGGATCAATTGTTAATGTTTGAGATAATGATTCAATACCCCATCCTGTAAATACTTCAACTCCTGCACCACTTGAGTGTGCGGATCTAGTTCCCGCTGCAGCTCTTGTAATACCTGTTAAATCATTTGTAGATATGCCAGTATAAGAAATAAATTCAGCTCCAACTTTTATTGTTCCAGTTGAAGGAAAGCCTGTGGTTGAAGCAAGTGTAATTGAGGTTCCTGATCCTCCTGTACCTGCCGTGTCATCTAATAGTGCTCCATTCAATGTGCTAAATACTTGCTGTCCACCTCCCCATAGTCCTGTACCCCAACCAAATCCAAATGTAGAACCTAAAGCTCCAGGTTTTATATATGGTGTAATTGTTGCGGATCCTGATCCGTTGACCGTGGTTCCTGCTGCACTTGCCATGGTAATAGTAAATTCATCACTACCGGGAACAGTAACAACTTGAAAAGGATTTGTTGTAAAATTTGCTGCTGTATATCCAGCTCCTGACGGAGGTGTAACTGATGAAAATAAAAATATGTCTCCAGGTTCTAAACCATGAGCAGGTTTATTAACGGTGACTGTTGCTGAAGTATTAACAGTATCAAATGTACAACCAGTTAAAGCTGTGCCGAGTGGAGTAATATCAAAAAAGGCTCCCTCATAATAAACTACTAAAACTTTATTAGTTCCTATTGCAGCGTATTTTCTACCATCTAAATCTGCCCAAATAAATTGTTCTCTAGCTGCACCAATTATAGTGCTCTCTAAAAGTTGTTCCCAACCTCCAATTTTTTCAGGAAGTCCATATCTAAATCTAACAAAATCACCATCAGTCCATTTTCCCTCGGCTCCTGTTTGAGTGACTTGTTTATTAAATCCTGGGGCTATATTTACTCTTGTTAAAGGCATGACAAATTATATCATTTTTAGCTGAAAATTTCTATATATAGAAAAAAATTATAAGGAGTACTCCAAAGTAAGTATTATTCTTTTATCACAATCAGTGTGAGAAACGTGAAAATAAGGTGTGTTACTTTTCATACATATAAATCTATTTTCTTCAGACTTAATTTTATCTTGCCCTATTACTGACGTATATCCATTAGTTGAATTCATTTCTAAAATACCTATAAAATTTTTAGAATTTTCATCAATATCTATATTGGGTTCGTGATCATAACTTTCTTTAGATTTAAAATAACAATCTACTCTTGCAGTATATATCTTTTTCACTTTAATTTTCTGTAACAATTCTGAAAGAATTAATGTAATGTAAGGACTAGATATAATTTTTTTATTTTCTTCTTTTATAAAATAATGGATTAATTTAAAAAATTTTATATCATCATGCATATACCAAGGAAAACTACCATGAGTTATATAATGATTAATTTTTTTAAACTGATTATTATCTAAAAAATTATTCTCAACTATCATCTTTTGGATCCGAACCATTTATTTCAGAATAATCATTTGATGTTAAATTTTGAACTTCTTTTGGAAGTAACTCTTGCCAAGAAATAACAATTCTTACTAAAGTATTACCAAAATGTTTTAGTGACATTGGATCTAAATGTAATTTATTTTTTTTAGTTATTATTTCACTTTCATGTTTTTCAAAAATTATATCTACTGAACCGTCATCATGTTGTTGAAACCTCATTTGGAGTCTCCCCAAAATTGTCTTTTGTCCATGTACCACTCTTTATTTTTTCCTTCTTCATCTACATAATGAAGAAATACTTGTGAGTGATAATCACCTTTAAACTGTTCTCTCCAATGTTTTAACTCTTGCCCTAAATATATTACACCGTCACCAGGATTTAGCTCTACAGAATTACCATCAACAAAAATAGGCCACTTAGTCCCATCACTAGATAACATAATTGTAACACTTATTTCACATGAAGGTCTATCAGTATGAGGTTTTAAAATTGCATTTTTTGTATACATTCTCCAAAAAGAATATGTTGGTAAAAGTTTTTTGTTTGTGATTTGTGAAACTTTGTTTTTATATTTTAAAAGTAATGCCTCGGCTGCATGATCACCATAAAACATCGTATCACCAACATTAGATTGTTTAAAATCAAATGAACTAAAATTTGTTTTATGTTTTATTTCAGCATATATACCAAATAAATCAACTTCATCTTTTGTAATAAAGTTTTTAATTACCTTATATTTATAATCTTTTCCTATTTCCATAATCTTACTTAGCCCATGCCACTACAGAAAATCTTACACCTTTTGAAACTGGAGTAATAGTATGTGGATACATAAAATTACTTGGCCATATAATCATAGTGTTTTTTTTCTTTTTTATTTTTTTTTCTCCAACTCCATCTGGTGTTGAAAATATTAAATCACCACCTTCATAATTATCATTCAATAAGTAGATACAACTCCATTGTCTATTTATCCATTTTGATTGATCTGTGTGAAATAGATAGTGAAAAGTTTCTTTGTATCTTAAAACAGAAAGCTCTGACACATGTGGTCTTACTGTTTCAAATTTTGTTGAACTAAAAATTCTATTATATTCCATTAATTTTTCTTGAAAAAGACTGGTAAAAAAATTTGTCCAATGGATTGTTGTCATACTTTTTTCACCTAAATTATTTAATTGCCAAGCATCTGCTTTTCTAATATTTTCATTGACAGTGTTTTCACCTATTGCTGCACTGTGAAATCCTTTATGTTCTTCACATATATTTATAAATGAGTTAAGTATTTCTTCAGGTATGCAATCTTCAAATACTCTAATATAATCAGAAAGAATAATATTTTTTATTTCCATGTTTTTTTATTCCAAAATAAATTTTGATATATTCTAAAAACTTTTTCAAAAGTATACCATCTTTTTTGCATTGTTTTTTGATCTTTATTTTTTTTAATCTTCATTTTCCAAGATGTTCTTTTAAAAGGTATAACTTGCACATAGGGCGTTCCTGCTTTTATAGTTGTTTCTATTAAAGGATATTTATCACCATTCATTATGATAGGAAAGTTAATTTCTCCTGGAAAAGTATCAGTATCTACAATACCAGGTATAATTGAAAATTTATCATTAGTATTATTCATAGGTGGAAGAAATAAACAAGAGTATCCTTTAGGCGTGTTTATAGTCCACGGATTTAAAATTTTAAAAAAATCTTGATTTTTGTTTTTTTGTAGAAAAGGGCATTTATCTCCTAATTGTACAGTTGGATGATTATCACATTTTCCTATATTAAAAAGTTTATTCATAAAATTTGGTGCATCAGGATTATTGTAATAATAAGATTCATTGTCTTTATTAAATTTAAAATGATAATCTATTGGTAGTTTTAAAATATAACCAGCAGTAAGAGTTTCTAAAAATGGAATACATCCTTTTATAGTTCTTGCTTTTGGGTGATGCTCTAAATCCTTAAACCATTTAGGAATATTTGTTTTAGTTAATATTGGATAAATTGGATTTGTTTTTAAATAAGATTCGCTTGCACTAAATTCAATTATTTCTTCAAACATCTGTCATCTTTGTATGACATATATATTAATTTGTAAATAATATTACGGTATTTGTTTTGGACTTAAAAAAGCTATTGAATTATCACTACAATATTTTTCCCAATTTGTTGGTATTGGGTAAGTTAAAGAATCATAATCTAATGCTTCCAAATAATTTTTATAGTTTACAACACTTGAATAAATTGAATCAGAAGAATTATTAGCATCAATATAAGCATTTATTTGTGATAAAACTTGTTGATGATATGCTTTTAATTGAACTTCAGTCATGCTAGGCCAAGAATTTTCTCTGCCCATATCTGAATCATAATCTGTATAAACTATTTCACTTCCATTGTGTGAAATCATTTGCTCTTCAAATTGAGCTTTACGAAAATCTGCATCAGATACTGTTTCAACAACTGCGTCCTTTGAATAATTCAAATCATTTTTTGCATTATCAGTAGCTGCTATTTTAAGTAAATTGTTATTTTCAAATATAAAATATGCCATTATTTATCCTATATCGGTTGATTATCAAAAAATGCTAATGCACCTGGTTTACCAGCTTCAGGTGATCCACCACTCTCATTAGGAGGTGATCCACTTCCGCCATTACCAAAGTTGTTTGCAAACATTGTAAAGTTTCTAGAAAGAGAAATAGAAGCACCCGGTGCACTTCCACCACTTCCTGGGTTACCTGGAGGTCCATTATTAGGAGCATTTTGTCCTCCGTTTCCTCCATTAACTGTAAATAAATTTCCTACGCTGGTTGCTCCACCATTTCCACCTGATGTGTTTCCTCCTGCACCAATTGAAAAAG